ATCCGTGAACCCGTTGCTGGTTCACTCATGTATGGAAACAACATCATCTCTGGTGCTGTTGTTCCTTCGTCCAACGCAATTGGACTGCACTTCTATCCCATCTGGGAAGCAAACTCACTCGATGAGTGGCTATATAATGGTGGTCCTTACCAACTGGTAGTATTCCACTTCCTGATTGGTGTCTTCTCTTACATGGGTCGTGAATGGGAACTTTCTTACCGACTTGGTATGCGTCCTTGGATTTTTGTTGCTTACAGCGCACCCGTTGCTGCTGCTACTGCAGTTTTTCTGGTCTATCCCTTCGGTCAAGGATCCTTCTCTGATGGTATGCCTCTGGGGATTTCGGGAACTTTCAACTACATGCTTGTTTTCCAGGCAGAACACAACATTCTCATGCATCCTTTCCACATGTTGGGAGTTGCTGGTGTCTTCGGTGGTTCTCTTTTCTCTGCTATGCATGGATCTCTTGTCACCTCTAGTCTCATCCGTGAGACAACAGAAGAAGTAAGTCAAAACTATGGATACAAATTTGGACAAGAAGAAGAAACCTATAACATCGTTGCCGCACACGGATACTTTGGACGACTCATCTTCCAATACGCTTCCTTTAACAACTCTCGTAGCCTACACTTCTTTTTGGCTGCTTGGCCTGTTGTTGGTATTTGGTTTGCTGCTCTTGGAGTTAGCACCATGGCGTTCAACCTGAATGGTTTCAACTTTAACCAGTCACTCCTTGATAATAATGGTCGTGTGATCAACACTTGGGCAGACATTCTTAACCGTGCTAATCTCGGTTTTGAAGTAATGCACGAGCGTAATGCTCACAACTTCCCTCTTGACCTTGCTGCTGCTGAAGTAACTCCTGTTGCTCTCACTGCACCTGCAATCGGTTGACATCTGGGTTAAAATTAGATAAAGTGGGAGGGGAAACCCTCCTTTTTTAATGATCAGTTCCGATACACCATATAAACTTGCTGAGATCATTAGAGATACTTGGCCTCAGTTATACCCACTAAATAATTTTCAAAACTTAACAAATACTATGAAGTTTACGGTTTATTCAAAAGATGGTTGTCCATATTGCACAAAAGTTCAGCAGGTGTTAGAGTTGACGAACCTGCAGCATGTGGTTTACAAATTAAATACAGACTTTACTCGTGAAGAATTTTATGCAGAATTTGGTGAGGGTTCTACTTTCCCTCAAGTAATTGTAAACGATCAACATATCGGTGGATGTACCGATACAGTCCAATATCTTAAGGAGCAAAACTTAGTTTAATGGAAACTAATTTTCACGAAGTTTACAACGATGTCGAAAAGGCAATTGATTATGCCTTTCAGGGAAAATTTGTTCTGAAATTTTATGATTATCTTAAAGTTAAAGGTGCAAGGAAAGTTGAAGTAGAAGAATTTATCGAAAGTTCAACTGCATCAAACATTAGTAATGTAGTAATGGATCTTGATGACTACCTTGAAGGTGGTCCTGATGAGATGCACAAACAACTTCGTGAAGCTTATGGTCATATCCCTAAACCAGAGGCACGAAAAATAAGAAACTATTTGTATGGCATCTTGGAGGATGCATGGAAGTATAATCATGACAAAAGGAAAGGGAGACGCAAAAAGGAAACTAAATAATTCTGAACCCGAGATCAATCGGGGTGTGGAATTATTGTTAAGAAAACGGAGGAGGAAATCTGAAGAACCAAAAACATTCCAAATGAGGTTTGGTAAGATGATTTCTCTCTTCCGTCGAGAGATACACTTATTTTTTGAATTTCATTTGGACGTTCGGAAAAAGTAACTCTCGGAGAAAGAAAAATGTTAGCAGTAACACTCACCATCGGCACTCTTGTTTCTATAATGTTCTTTTTTGTTGGTGGAGTAATTGGATGGATGGCCAAGCAACATTTCTATGAGAGCTCATATCCTGCATATACGCACCCAGAAATGTTTGATCAAAATGGAAACATAATTCCAGACGAAATTTTAGCAGTGAGATTTGAAAATGACTACGAATACGACGACGAAGAAGACGACGAGTAGGACTCGAAAGACACCTGTAAAGTCTACTTCTCAACCAAAAGAAATTAAAAAACTTCCTCCTAATCCTTTTATGAATGAGATCCTTGATCTTGTTCATGAACAAAAAACAGATGAGGATAAAGTTAATGTTCTGAGGCAATACGAAACTGACGCACTTAAGTCACTTTTGATTTGGAACTATGATGATACTGTAGTTTCTCTTCTTCCTGAAGGTGAAGTTCCTTATCGTCCTAATGAAAATCCACTTGGAACTGATCACTCATCTCTGCGTAGAGACTATAAGAATCTCTATAACTTTGTGAAAGGTGGTAATGATTCCCTTTCAAAAGTTCGTAGGGAAACAATTTTTATTCAAATTCTTGAATCTCTTCATCCTCTTGAGGCAGATATTCTTGTTCTTGTGAAGGATAAGAACTTGGAGAATAAATACGATATCACATTTGATATTGTGAAAGAAGCATATCCTGATATTCAGTGGGGTAATCGTTCGTGAGTGTAGTTGCGGAGAAAGTTATGGCAGATTTAAAGAAAGAAAACACAAGATATCTGCCTCATGAATATGGATGTGAAATCCTTTTTGAAAGAGCAACTATGGTTCAGGCAAAAGATTCATCACTTCCGAACGACGCATACCTTATTTGGTATAAAGTCGATGGTGAAACTTTTATGGATGTAACTCGTTGTAGAAAGAGAGTTGATTTATTTGATTTCTATTACGACAAGTATGGTCCAGGAGCAGTTCGTAAGATTGATTTTGGATACGGAAGAGTCAACCCAAAACTGTGGGGATATAAAGCACCAGAGAAAAAGAAAAAGAGATGAGTGAAGGATTTAGTGAAGAAAAGATTGAAGTAGCAATCAACAAAGATGAGGTAAAGAATCTTCTTAAAAAATATAAGAAGGTAAAAAAATATATGCGGTCTCCAGTATTCACTGTCAAAAAGTTGGATGGAACTGAGAAGATTGTCAGTGAACTACTGAAGGACGTAGAAAATGGGTAAGCATTATCTTTTAAATCTTTATGGATGTTCCTTTGTCCTTTTGGATGATGAGAAATGTCTTATTGACTTGTTAGAAAATGCTGCTGTTGCTAGTGGTGCAACTGTGGTTCAGACTATCTCAAAAAAGTTTGAACCACAGGGTGTCACTGTGATTTGTTTATTATCAGAAAGTCATATTAGCATTCATACTTGGCCTGAAGAGGGAAAGGCAGCAGTTGATGTTTATACTTGCGGTGATTGCAACCCAAAAATTGGTTGTGATGTCATCATTCAACAACTTTATGCTCAAGATCATACACTAAGTTATATTGAGCGGTAACTAAATACACTATATCTGGAGAAGTATATGCTCTCTACTCAGTATCGTTTACGCCTTGAAGCAATATGTGAACGTATTGTAAAAGGTGAATCTGTAGAGTTAAGTGAAATGATATGGGCAGAAAAACTTGCCAAATCAAATCGTTCTGCTGCAACTATTCTAAGACAAGCAAGAAGACGTGCTGCGAATCCTGATATGCAGGAAGATAGTCTTGATGGTTTTATGAATGCTTTAGATCTTGGAGATCCTGATCCATCAAACCATAGAACAGGATTTAATGGTGCCGATGATATTATTGACTTCTTCACTGGAGATAAACCAGATGATTGGAGACAGAGAGATTAAACGGTAACAAAAAATACAAAAAATAATTTCTATATAAAGCACGTTCATCCTAAGGGACGGAAGTAGGGAAACCGAAGGAACGCACTTTACACACAGTAAAGGAGCAAACCTAATGTCTAAAGTAGTATATCGTGGTGTAGAATATGATACTCAAAAACGTCTTGAGTATCAGCAGCAGATGATGCAGCAACCCCAACAATACAACGAAACCTATCGTGGTGTTAAGTTTGTAAAGGAGGGTCATAAGTGATGAAGAAACTTAACGTACTTCAACTCATTAAAGAGCAGAAGCAAAAAGAAGATCGTCGTCGTAAAGCATCTCTTGCCACTTTGTTGGCATCAAAATAATATTAGAGGGGTCTTGACACCCCTCTTTTTTTTGTTTATAATTACCTTTGTGGAGGTTCATGAGATGGACAAAGAAAAACTTAAGCTAATCATAAGGAATCTGGAATCTCTTGTTGACTGTTTGAAGTCAGAAGTGTATTCTGATACTGATTCCTACCTAAACTATGAGGACGTTGCTCCTCACCTTACCGACTACGATGAGATCTTTGATGACGATGATTATGACTATGACGATGTTGTGACTAATCGTATAAATAATTCGTACAGATTAGTCAACGATGATGATGGAGACGGACTATAGAATACTTGATGAATATCCTCAATATAAAATATATTCAGATGGAAAAGTTTATTCTATTAAACTTAAAAAATATATTAATGGACACAAAAATAGAAGGGGATATTATGCCTTTACTTTATACAACTTAGAAGGAAAACGGAAACATAAAGGATTGCATCAACTTCTTGCTATGGCATTTATTCCAAATCCAAACAATTATGAAATTGTCCGACATCTTGATGACAATAAAGATAACAATTGTTTGTCCAACTTAAAATGGGGAACAATAAAAGAAAACATAGAAGATGCTATTAGAAATAATGTTTTCAAAATACCAGATAACTCTAGAAGATGGTTGGTTAAAGTTCCTGATGGTGATACAATAGAGGTGGATAATCTTTCTAGGTTTTGTTTACAACACAATCTAAACAAACAAAATCTACATAAAACATATATGGGTGATAGAAATCATCATAAAAATTATCAGTTATTGAGAATGTTATGAACGAAAACATAGAATTTGAGTTTATGAAACCAGAAGTAAAACTCATAAGTGTTACACCAGATGCAGAGAAGCATATGGCTTACTGTGCTCGTGTAAGTAATCCTGCCAACCAAGAGAATGAAAAGTTCTCTGGATTGCTCAAATATTGTATCCAGCATCAGCACTGGAGTATCTTTGAGCAAGCAAGTATGACTGTTGAGATCAATACTACTCGTGGTATTGCAGCTCAAATACTTCGACATAGGAGCTTCACATATCAAGAGTTTTCCCAACGATATGCTGATGCTAATCTTTTGAATAATACTATTCCCCTTCCTGAACTTCGTCGTCAGGATAATAAGAATCGTCAGAATTCAATTGATGATATTCCCGATTATCTGAAACTGACTCTGACAGAAGATATCCGTGTTCATTTTGAGCACTCTCTGCGACTCTACAATCGTCTTCTGGATAAAGGCGTGGCAAAGGAATGTGCAAGGTTTGTACTGCCCTTGGCAACCCCCACAAGACTCTATATGACCGGTTCTGTAAGGTCATGGATCCATTATATTGATCTAAGGTCTGCACACGGAACACAGAAGGAGCACATGGAGATTGCAGAACTGGTACGTTGTATCTTTACCTGTCAGTTCCCTGCCGTATCTGAAGCACTTGGTTGGACTCGTGAGGGTTGTTCTGAGTGTAACGATGCACCCTCTATTACTATCGAATAAATATCCCTATACATTATTCCAAACTATGCCAGTATATCCAGTTAAAAATCTTAAGACAGGTGATACACAAGAACTTGTCATGTCAGTTGCTGACTATGAACAGTGGAGAAAAGACAATCCAGATTGGGACAAAGATTGGTCTCAGGGATGTGCTGGGGTCGGTGAGGTAGGTGAGTGGCAAGAAAAACTTGTTAAGAAAAATCCAGGGTGGAATGAAGTTCTTCGCAAAGCTTCAAAAATGCCTGGCGCAACAGTAAAACCATTTAGTTGATTTATGGCAAGAAAGAGAGCACCGAATCCAGTACCATTTGGAATGAGCAACAGACAGATGAAACGTAAGAAGCCAATCAATC